CATGTAAATGGTCCTTTTGCTGAAAAAAATAGGTTTGACAAAAGGCCAATGTTAGGTATTCCACCAATAAGGAATATGTAATACAATGAGGTTATATGTTACAAAAAGTAAATTTTCAACCAGGGTTTAATAAACAAGTTACATCAACAGGTGGTGAAAGCCAATGGGTTTCAGGTGATAACGTTCGTTTTAGATACGGTAGCCCTGAAAAAATAGGTGGTTGGGCACAATTAGGATCAGTTGATATTACTGGTCGTAACACTGCTATTCATCATTTTGTAAATACATCAGGTATTAAGTATGCAGCATTAGGAACTAATAGAATTTTATATGCATACTCTGGAGGTATTTTTTATGATATACATCCAATTAAAGCTACAACAACTTTAACATCAGCTTTTTCTACAACTAATGGTTCATCAACTGTTACAATAACTTTTGCATCAGCGCATAATATTAATAAATTTGACATTATATTATTAGATAATTTTACATCTATTACCAATTCTAATTTTGTATCTAGTAATTTTGATGACAATAAATTTATGGTAAAGTCAATACCAACAGATACTACATTAACTATTGATGTTGGATCTAACGAGTCTGGATCAGGAGCATCAACATCAGGTGGTATTCGTGTTAGACATTACTATCCAGTCGGACCAGCAGTTGAAGTTGCATCTACAGGTTGGGGCCTTGGATCATGGGGTGGACAACAACAAGGTCAATTTACATCAACATTATCATCTTCTATAAATACAAGTGTAACATCATTAACAATGGCAAGTTCGTCATCGTTTCCATCTTCAGGAACAGTATTAATAGATAATGAATTAATATCTTATACAGGTAACAGTGGAGGTACTTTATCTGGTTTAACAAGAGGAGCATCCGGTACAACAGCTGCATCACACTCATCAGGAGATACTGTAACTGATGCATCAAACTTTTTTGCATGGAATGCTGCAGCATCAGGAGACATTGTAACCGCACCTGGACTATGGTCATTAGATAATCTAGGTAATAAATTAATTGCAACAATTAATGGTGGTGAAAGTTTTGAATGGAATTCTAATCCAACAGCTGCAACCGATACAAGAGCAACTATTATATCAGGTGCACCAACAGCTTCTGCATTTAGTTTAGTATCAACTCCAGATCGTCACTTAATATTTTTTGGAACAGAAACAACTATTGGTACATCTT